CCGCGACCGGCAGACGCTGCCGAGCCGCCGGTAAAGAATACGTTTTTCTGGCCTGACGTTGACCTGCAGCAGCTGCGCGATTCGCTGCGCTATGAGGGAACGGTCACGGCGCAGCGCCTGCGCCTGGCCGTGAAAACGGCGATTTCAGAAGTTAATGCTGAGCTGTATGACTGGCGCGCCGCGCAGATGACTGCGGGCTTTAAGGTGCTGGCCGACGTGCCTGCCGAATCGCTCGACGGCGAGAGCGAAAAGGTTACGGCCTACCTTGCCGCCGTCAGCGCACTGACCGCCGCCACCATCGTTGAGCGCTACCGCGGCTATGATGCCAGCGGCACGAAAAAGGCGGGCGAAATCGAGGCGAGCGCCGACGAGTACTGGCGCGACGCGCGATTCAGTATCAGCCGCATCGCCGGTAAGCCTGGCTGCATTGTGGATCTGCTCTGATGAACATTTACGCACAGCAGGGCGATACCGTTGACGAAATCTGCCAGCGCTATTACGGGCGAACCGGGCAGGCCGTCGAGCTGGTTTACGCGGCTAATCCGGGCCTTGCCGAAAGCGGGCCGGTGCTACCGCACGGCTGTGAGGTAACGCTGCCCGATCTGCCTGACTCTTCAGCAGGTGAAACCGTCAACCTGTGGGACTAAAAATGGAAAAAATCAGCTCTGTGATCAACTACCTGATTGGCCTCATCCTGATGTGGTTCGGACGTCATACGCCACAGGATATCGCCTTTATGGTCGGTTCCGGCGTGGCCGTTATCACGCTCATTACTAACGTGGCGACGTTCTTTATCAACTGGCATTACCGCCGTAAAACCTACGAGCTGCAGCGCCTGCGGGGGGTGAGCCTTGAGCCAGACCGTTAAACGCTGCGCCGTGGTGGCCGTGCTGGCCATTGCCGCGCTGCTGCCACAGTTCAAAACCCTGAAAACGTCCGAGGCGGGACTGGCGCTCATCGCCAACGCCGAGGGGTGCCGCACCTCGCCCTATCAGTGCAGCGCCGGAGTCTGGACGAACGGCATCGGTCACACCGAGGGCGTGACGCAGCAAAGCCAGATCAGCGAGCGGCAGGCGGCGGTTAATCTCGTGTATGACGTGATGCGCGTCGAGCGCGGGATCGATGCCTGTATATCGGCTGAGATGCCGCAGCCGGTCTATGACACGGCCGTGTCATTCGCCTTTAACGTCGGCGTGCGAGCGGCCTGCAGCTCGACCTTTGCCCGTTATATCAGGCTGCAGCACTGGCTTGATGCCTGTAATGAGCTGCGGCGCTGGGTGTTCGTTAAGGGTGTGAGAAATCGCGGGCTGGAGAACCGCCGCGCTGCGGAGACAGCCTACTGCCTGCGGGGTGTGTCATGACGCGCCTGATAGCTCTGCTTCTGGCCGTCGCACTGCTGGCGCTGGGCGTGACCGGCTGGCAGTGGAAAATCGCAAAAGACGACCTGACCAGTGCGCAGCGCATTATCGGTACGCTGTCGGCAGGTATCGAGAGCCGGGATAAGGCGATAGCCAGGCTTGATGCCGATGCAAGGGCCAGCCAGAAGCGTGAGGCCGAGCTGCGGCTGATGCAGGGGCGCGCCAGCACGGCCGCGCTTAACCGTGAAATGACCATACAGAGAGAAACCGATGCAAATCCGATACTGCGTGACTGGTCTGCTGCTGCTCTGCCTGACGATGTTATCCGGCTGCACGCCCGTCCGGCCTTCGCCAGTGCCAGAGATTATCTGGATTGGGTGTCCGCGCGTGACAAGCTGCCCGGTGCCGGGAAACAGCCTTAAAACGGCGGGCGATCTGGCGGCTGACAATCGCCAACTTGAGGCCGCGCTCGCCGCCTGCGGGCTGCAGGTCGAAATCATCAAAGACTGCCAGGAGCAACACGATGCTGAAACCACAACAGCTGCGCCAGACACTGACCGACAGCGTGCCGGAGCTGCAGCGAAACCCTGACGCGCTGAATGTGTTTATCGACAGCGGGCGCATTGTCGCTACTCTTGCCAGCTCGCTGTCATTTGAATACCAGTACCGGCTCAACATGGTTATCACCGACTACGCCGGTAACATCGACCTGTTGATTGTGCCGCTGCTGGCATGGCTGCGAACGAATGAACCCGACATTATGGCAACTGAAGAAAGGCGCCGTACGGGCTTTACCTTTCAGGCGGATGTTATCAGCGACACGGCCAGCGATATCAGTATTGAGTTGCAGCTGAGCGAGCGCGTGATCGTGAAGCAGGCCGACGACGGGCTGCACGTGACCCACGTCGGCGAGAACCCGCTGCCGGAGAATGACGCGCGGCCGGTGCAGCTTTATGTTCATGGCGAACTGGTCAGCGAGTGTCAGACATGAGCGAGCTGCAGCTGGTAAATGACCGGCTTGAGTCGCTTATCAGCAGCCTGTCAGCCCCGGCGCGTAAAGAAATGGCGCGCAATATTGGCCGCAAGCTGCGGGCGAGTCAGCAGCAGAACATTAAGCGCCAGCAGGCACCTGACGGCACGCCGTTTAAGCCCCGCAAAACGCAGCCGGTGCGCAGCAAAAAGGGCCGCATAAAGCGCGAGATGTTCGCAAAGCTGCGCACTGCTAAGTACATGAAGACGCAGGCCAGCCCGAATGAGGCGGTTATCGAGTTTGCGGGTAACGTGCAGCGCATGGCCCGCGTGCATCATTACGGTCTGCGCGACCGGCCATCGAGCAAAGGTAAAGACGTGCAGTATGAGTCCAGGCCTTTGCTGGGAATCAGTGAAACGCAAATAAAACTCATCGAACAAATCATGATTGATTACTTGTCCTTTAATTGAATCTTTAACTTACGTGAATGAATAACCTCGTTAGCTACACCACCATAGCCGGGGAATATTCTGGCTTCGCCATAGCCATGAACTGCCAGCAATCTAAAGGTTTCCAGCGCTAAAGAACATGGAAACACAATCTTAGTGAGTATATTTGGACCATTTAAAGCATTCTCGTTAAAAATATCAGTCAATCTGATATCTAACGGTCTACGGTCAACCAATACAGGCTCACCACCAACTGACCTGAATGGCATTGGTGTTTGGATATGCGTAAATAATCCCTTTTGAGCATTCAAGTGTGGGTTTTCATAATATGGCGGAGTGATGAATTTCAAAACACAATCTAATGTCAGTGCCGAGAGATTTGAAAGATGCTCTTTGTTCAGGCACCAGATAACAATATTACCCTCACTACCTATAGCACCTTTTAATGCAAAAAAGGCCGCTACAAATGGATCATAAGTCCAGTCTAATAGTCTGGTAGGCAATCCGTAATGTTGAGCGAGGGCTGCAGTTTCTTGCATATATTGAGGAATCCAATATGTACCTTCCTCAGAATGACTCACAAATGTTATATCATATTGTGGTGCCAGATTCTTTCGTAAGAATTCAGACGAAGGAACTTGCAATCCATACCTGTCAGCCTTTTGATAAAACTCTCTCAATACGATGAATTCAGCTTGAATCTGAATGTACTCATAATCAGACGCCATACTTCCAGGCCATGTAGATTGAGCAATGTAACGACTATCCTCCCTTAATGCAGATGGAAGTAGAATGTAGTTTTCTTTTGAATGCCCTCTGAATATATATCCCTGAAGTTTATTGTTCCAGCTTGAAAGAAAGTTTAAGAAATCCTCAGGGTGAGTGAATATTTTCTCTTTGATTTTCAAGTTAACGTTCCTAAAGATTTTTACCCAATAATGTTTGTTAGTCTACCACCATGCGCACTGCGATTGTTTTAAAGAATGAAACAGCCAAAATTGACTCATGAACGAACAACTCGCAGAAATCCAGCGCCTGCTGCGCAACCTGATCCGCATCGGAACCGTGTCGGCCGTCAATCTCGATGGCGGGCTGTGCCGTGTCGATACGGGAAAAAATACAACCAACTGGCTGCACTGGCTGAGCGCCCGTGCGGGTAAAACCCGTTCCTGGAATGCGCCGTCAGTGGGCGAGCAGGTTCTTGTTCTTTGCCTCGGCGGCGAACTTGATACCGGCTTTGTGCTGCCGGGGATTTTCTCTGATGACAACCCGGCTCCGTCAGCCTCGGCCGATGCGCTGCACTGGTCATTTCCTGACGGCGCGGTGATCGAGTACGAACCGGAAAACGGCGCGCTGACTGCAACCGGCATACAGACCGCAACTATTAAAGCGGCGGTAAAAATCCTGTTCGACTCGCCGGAAGTGGAATGCACAACGCTGCTCAAAACTGCGCAGCTGGAAGTCACTAAGGGCGGCACGATGAAAGGCGACGTTACACATACCGGCGGCAGTCTGTCCTCAAACGGCAAGGTTCTGCACAAGCATAAACATACTGGCGACAGCGGCGGCCAGACGGGGGAACCGATATGACAACCGCTAAATACATCGGCATGAACCGCGAAACCGGCGGCACGCTGACCGACCTCGATCACATCCGGCAGTCAGTGCGGGACATTCTGCTGACCCCGCTCGGCACGAGGGTGATGCGTCGCCAGTATGGTTCGCTTTTATCCGCGCTGATTGACCAGCCGCAAAACGAGGCGCTGCGCCTGCAGATTATGTCGGCCTGCTATATGGCGATCCTGAAATGGGAGCCGCGCATAAAGCTGACCGCCATCAGCTTTGAGTCGGATATTAACGGCGCAATGGTGGTTGAGCTGTCCGGCAACCGCACCGACCGCGCGCAGCCTTTTTCCTTAACCGTTCCTGTGAGCTGAGACTATGGCAACTATCGACCTGAGCCAGCTGCCCGCGCCTGACGTGGTGGAGCCGCTGGACTATGAAACCCTGCTGGCCGAGCGAAAGGCGACGCTGATTTCACTTTACCCTGCTGACCAGCAGGAGGCCGTCGCCCGCACGCTGACGCTGGAGTCAGAGCCCATCGTTAAACTGCTGCAGGAAAACGCCTATCGTGAGCTGATCCTGCGCCAGCGCATCAACGAGGCGGCAAAGGCCGTTATGGTGGCGTATGCACTGGATGGCGACCTTGACCAGCTCGGCGCGAATAATGGCGTAACCCGCCTGACCATTACCCCGGCCGACAATACGACCATCCCACCGACCGCCGCCTTGATGGAAAGTAACGACGATTTCCGGCTGCGCATTGCCTCGGCGTTTGAGGGGCTGAGCGTGGCCGGGCCGACCGGTGCATATGAGTATCACGCCAGAAGTGCCGACGGCCGCGTAGCCGATGCATCAGCCATCAGCTCGTCGCCCGCCGTTGTTACCGTGACTGTGCTTGCGCGTGAAGGCAGTGGCGTGGCGGGCGACGATTTGCTGGCCGTGGTTAACGCTGCGCTCAATGACGAGGACGTGCGCCCGGTTGCCGACCGGGTGAGCGTGCAGTCAGCGAAGATTGTTGAATACGAAATCGTAGCCGAGCTGTACCTCTATCCGGGGCCGGAAGCTGAACCGATCCGCGCCGCCTCTGAGGCAAAGCTCGCCGCGTTTGTCAGCGCGCAGAAGCGCCTCGGTCGCGACATTCGCCTGTCTGCGCTGTATGCCGCCATGCATGTTGAGGGCGTGCAGCGCGTCAACCTGATTAAACCTGCTGCAGATGTGGTGCTCGACAAAACACAGGCCGCTTACTGCACGGGCTACACGCTGACTGTCGGAGGTTCTGATGAGTGACCGACTGCTGCCGACCGGCTCGTCAGCGCTTGAGGTTGCGGCCGCTGAGGCGCTGGCAAGCCCTGGTGCTATGAGCGTGCCGCTGCGCCAGTTATGGAACCCGTACGCCTGCCCGGTGGCGCTCCTGCCGTATCTGGCGTGGGCGTGGTCGGTTGACCGCTGGGATTCAGACTGGCCGGAATCGACAAAGCGCGCCGTTGTTGCCGCCTCGCAGTACGTGCACAGGCACAAAGGCACGATAGGTGCTATCCGGCGCGTCGTTGAGCCGCTGGGGTATCTCATCAAAATAATTGAGTGGTGGAAAACCGGCGAAGCGCCTGGCACGTTCCGGCTGGATGTGGGCGTACTCGATACCGGTATCACGGAGGAAATGTATAACGAGCTGGAGCGCCTGATAGCCGATGCAAAGCCCTGCAGCCGCCACCTTATCGGCCTGTCGATTAACCTCGATGCTAACGGCGCGCTGCCGGTTGCCGTTGCCAGCTACAGCGGGGATGAGCTGACCGTTTACCCTTACATCCCTGAACTTATCAGCGTCGGCGGGCCGGGTTATTCCGGCGTGGCGGTGCATCTTATAGACCTGACGGAAGTAAGCGCATGACGACTAAATATTTTGCCCTGCTGACCAATCAGGGCGCGGCTAAGCTGGCGAACGCCGCCGCGCTCGGCACAAAAGTGAATATCACATCATTGGGGGTCGGGGACGGTGGCGGCACGCTGCCAACGCCTGACGCGGCGCAGACTAAGCTCATCGGCGAGAAGCGCCGCGCGCAGCTTAATTCGCTGACCGTTGACGCGGCAAACAGCAGCCAGATTATCGCTGAGCAGATTATCCCCGAAAGCGAGGGCGGTTTCTGGATCCGCGAGATTGGCCTCTATGACGCCGACGGCGTGCTGATTGCCGTTGCTAACTGCCCGGAAACCTATAAGCCGCAGCTGGCGGAAGGCAGTGGCCGGACGCAGACCGTGCGCATGATTTTAATCGTGAACAGCACAACCGCCGTCACGCTGAAAATTGATCCGTCAGTCGTGCTGGCGACGCGCAAGTATGTTGATGATGCTGTTATCGAGGTGAAAGCCTACGCTGACAGTGTAATGAAAACTCACACCGATGCTAAAAACCCACACAGCCAGTACCTGCAGATCGCAAATGCCCTGTCAGAAATCAAAGACACCGGGCTGATTGCTGACGTTCTCAAAAACCTCGGTTTAGGAGAGGGTGCGCCCGTTATCGGTTCACCTTTCGCCTGGCCTCACGCAAAAATGCCTAATGAACTCTTTCCCTCAATGGCTGGCATGGTCTTTCTGAAAAGTAACGGGGCGAGTTTTAGCGGCACTCTATACCCAAAGCTGGCGCTGGCTTATCCGGGGCTGAAGCTGAATGATTTGCGTGGCGAGTTTATTCGTGGCTGGGATGACGGGCGAGGCATTGATACAGGCCGCGCTTTAGGTTCCACGCAGGTTTCAACTGGCTTGCGAACGGCAGCGGTGGATTACCCCGGTATTGATGCAACAACATCAGGCGCAACTGTAGGCACGGCATTTAACCAGCCTGACTCAGTCACAAAGGTACAGCCCGGCGATGCGAAAGCACCTGATAACGGAGCTTTGGGCGCGGTACTCAGCGACAATTCAATCCAGGCTATTCAATTGCAGGCTGGCATTCAGGGCGGTTCCGCATGGATTACAACACGTCCGCGCAACGTCGCATTTAACTACATCGTGAGGGCTGCATAATGGCTAGGGTAATGCTTGATAAGAATGGCCTGGCAAAATCGGCCGGCACATTGACGGTTTATAATTTTGATGCAGTAAGCGGCGAGTTTACCGGATCCAGCGATGAGTATCTGGCGCAGGGTGTTGGCCTGCCCGCTAATGCTTGCACTGCTGTGCCGCCAGTAACTGAAGGAACTCATGCAGCACTTTATATTGATGGTAGCTGGCAGATCGTTGCCGATCATCGCGGGGAAACGGTTTATTCCACCGCTGACGGTATGGCGCAGTTGGTTACCACATTAGGGGACTATCCCGCCGGGACGACGAAGCTCGCCCCGGCAACAGGCTTTGATAAATGGGACGGTAACAAGTGGGTGACGGATACCGACACCCAGCGCGCTGGATTGATACAGGTGGCAGAGAGAGAAAAAATAGCGCGAATCAGTGAAGCCAACAACACCACGCAGGCATGGCAGACGCAACTCAGACTTAATATGATAACCGATGAGGATAAGGCTTCGCTGACCGAGTGGATGAAGTATGTACAGATTCTACAGGCCATTGAAACGGATAAGATAAATATTATATGGCCGGAAAAACCTCTTTAAAATTTAGGGTATACATCTGATATCCCATTTATATCAAACCGCCTTACTGATGTTTACAGTTAAGGCGGATCTTAAAAATTTAAAGGGGAACTTGATTTTTTTTCTTTAAATAGCCTGATAATTTTCTTAAAAGGGGCGATGGGTTTTTCCCAAATGCTCCAAGTGATTTGTTATTATAATAATGCAGGCCATCTTTTAGAAGATATGATTTTATATCGATTCCATTAACTAATATTTTCTCGCCAATGAAGAATTTAACGTCCGTGTAATTGTCCCGATTGATTTCTGAAGACGGGTGCTGCGAGTCTCCAATAGAAAGATGTTCTAACATAGAGTACCGATAGAGTAATAGCTGAAAGCTTCCTTGATCGCAGACATTTTTCAAACCATTAAGGAAGAGTAATGACAGTTCATCAGTTGACAACTGCGCCCTCAATATTCTTGAATAAGATATTTTATCTTCTAGGTCGAGGTTGGAACAATCAATGATCTTTAATACCCTATACAAAGTTCGGAAATAGTGCCCTAAATATTGATTATTATTCTTATTGAAGTTTGTATATCTCGTTTTCGCACTATCGAGCGATGAACTTATGGCTTTGAATTTTCTTTCATCTGGAGCAGTAAGAGGTGATGAATTTTCAAATATTTTTTTGGTTAAAAAGTGATCCTCAATAATTTGTTCAAAGCATTCCTCCCCTTCAAATCCTTTATACTTTAGCTTGCTCCTTGTGGTTACGAATAGTGTAAGCATATTAAAGAAAGTCCCTTCAAAGTTAAGCTTCTTAGACTCATGGGATTGTTTCAGCTGCAAATAAACAGTAAAAAGAACTGCGGTGAAAGTGATGAATGCCAGTATTGGGTTGCTAATCCCACCAAAGTAATCACCAAGCGTTCCATATGCGCCAATTTTGCCTGAGGATAATTTTGCGTGAGCTTTAAGGTAAAATGCTATCAAGGCCAAAAGAATTATTGATAATATAATCAAGAACCATATTGGTTTTAGGTCTTTTCTTGCACTCATACATTTCCTTTTAAAGGTTGGATTTAATTTTGGTGGGTAGATAGATTAAACGTTGTCTGTTCATCTGTCAGCAAAATCAAAATAAATGCTGTGACCTGCTATAAAAGGCAATCTGAACACACCCTCAAAACGGAGTGCATCAGATGTCTGATTATCATCATGGTGTCCGCGTCGTCGAACTCAACGACGGCACGCGCACCATTACAACCGTATCAACCGCAATCGTGGGCATGGTCTGCACAGCGCAGGATGCGGACGCGGCAACCTTCCCGCTTAATACGCCAGTCCTTATCACCAACGTGCAGGCAGCTGTCGGCAAGGCAGGTAAAAAAGGCACGCTCGCCGCTGCGCTGCAGGCTATTGCCGACCAGTCAAAACCCGTGACCGTCGTCGTGCGCGTCGCTGAAGGAGCTGACGAAGCCGAAACTACGTCAAATATCATCGGCGGCACGGATGAAAACGGCCAGTATACCGGCATGAAAGCGCTGCTCGCCGCGCAGACCCAGCTCGACGTCAAGCCGCGGATTCTCGGCGTGCCGGGGCTGGATTCACTGGCGGTGGCAACCGCGCTTGCCAGCATTGCGCAGCAGCTGCGCGCCTTCGCCTATGTTTCAGCGTGGGAATGTAAAACCATTTCCGAAGCCCGCCTGTATCGCCAGAACTTCAGCCAGCGTGAGCTGATGGTTATCTGGCCTGATTTCCTTTCGTGGAACACCGCGACCAGCAAATCCGACACGGCCTATGCCACTGCCCGCGCGCTGGGCCTGCGCGCCAAAATCGACAATGACACAGGCTGGCATAAAACTCTGTCTAACGTCGGCGTTAATGGCGTGACCGGCATTTCCGCATCAGTGTTCTGGGATCTGCAGCAGACTGGCACAGACGCCGACCTGCTCAACGAGGCCGACGTTACGACGCTGATCCGTAAAGACGGTTTCCGCTTCTGGGGCAACCGCACCTGCAGCGATGACCCGCTATTTCAGTTTGAGAACTACAGCCGCACCGCGCAGGTGCTGGCCGACACGATGGCTGAGGCGCACATGTGGGCGGTTGATAAGCCGCTGACGCCGGTTCTGGTGCGCGAGATTATCGCGGGCATCAATGCGAAATTCCGCGAGCTGGTTAACGCCGGTTATCTGCTGGGTGCATCGGCCTGGTATGACGAAAGCGCCAACGATAAAGACACCCTGAAGGCGGGCAAGCTCTTTATCGATTACGACTATACGCCGGTTCCGCCGCTGGAAGATTTAACCCTGCGCCAGCGCATTACCGACACCTATCTGGCGAACTTCGCCGCATCCGTGAACAGCTGAGGAGCCGGATAAATGGCACTGCCACGCAAACTAAAGGGCATGAACCTTTTCAACAACGCCAACAGCTATCAGGGCGTCGTCACCGCCGTGACCCTGCCGAAGCTGGCGCGCAAGCTCGACCCGTTCCGCGCGGGCGGCATGAGCGGCGCGGCCTTCATTGATAACGGTCTGGAAGATGACGCGCTCGATGTTGAGTGGAGCATCGGCGGCATTGATGAGCTGGTACTCACGCAGTGGGGTGCGTCTGACATTCCCCTGCGCTTTACCGGCTCTTACCAGCGCGACGATACCGGCGAGGAAATCGCGGTAGAGATTGAAGTGCGCGGTAAGCATCAGTCATTTGATTTCGGCGAAGCCAAACAGGGCGAAGACACCGAAACCAAAATCACCAGTAAAAATACCTATTACAAGCTGACCTTTAACGGCAAAGAGCTGATCGAAATCGACACCATCAACATGGTGGAGAAGGTCAACGGCGTTGACCGGCTTGAGCAGCGCCGTAAAAACCTCGGCCTGGTATAAACCCTGACGCCAGCGCCCGCCGCTGGCTTTACCTGACTACAGTGAACAGAGAACAATCATGGAAAAGAAAGATAACGTTGTTGAGTTTGAAAGCCCGCTGCAGCGCGGCGAAACCGAAATCAAAAGCGTGGAGCTGATTAAGCCAACGGCCGGAAGCCTGCGCGGCGTGCGCCTGGCCGATCTGTGCCAGTCGGACGTTGACGTCCTGCTGACCGTGCTGCCCCGCATTACCCTGCCAGCACTGACAAAGGCCGAGTGTAATGCCCTTGATCCGGTAGACCTGATTGCGCTGGGCGGAAAGGTGATCGGTTTTTTGCAGTCGAAGTCGGACGAATAGACTGGCCGCACGGCCTGACGGTTAACGACCTGATGGCCGACATTGCCACGATATTTCACTGGCAACCTTCCGAGATGTACGACATGCCGCTGGCCGAGCTGATGGACTGGCGGCATAAAGCCTTTATCCGCAGCGGAGCAACCCCGGATGAGCAATAACCTCAAGGTGCAGGTGCTGCTGAATGCGGTAGACAAAGCCTCGCGCCCCTTCAAAGCCGTGCAGACCGCCGCTAAAAATCTGTCGTCTGACATTCGCCAGACGCAATCAACCATTAAGGAGCTGGATGCGCAGGCCGGAAAAATTGACGGCTTTCGCAAGGCCAGCGCGCAGCTGGCCGTCACGCAGCAGAGCCTTAAAGACGCGAAGCAGGAAGCGGCAGCGCTGGCCGTGCAGTTTAAAAACACGGAGCGCCCGACGACACAGCAGGCCCGCGCACTGGAAAAGGCCCGGCAGGCGGCGGCAGAGCTGCAGACCAAAACCAACAGCCTGCGCCTTTCGGTGCAGCAGCAGCGCGAGGCACTTAACGCGGCGGGGATTTCCACCAAAGCCCTGAGCAGCGAGCAGCAGCGCCTGAAATCCGCCTCGGCGCAGGCAACCGTCAGTCTGAGTCGGCAGAAAATGGAGCTGCAGCGGCTGAATGCGCAGCAGGAGCGGCTGAACCAGACCAGCGAACGCTACCGTAAAGGGCAGGAGCTGTCGGGTAAGGTGCGCAACATGGGCGCGGCCGGTATCGGTGCTGCCACGGTTGGCGGCATGGCAGCAACCTCGCTCCTGATGCCGGGGTTTGATTTTGCACAGAAAAATTCCGAGCTGCAGGCCGTGCTCGGCGTGGGAAAAGAATCGCCGGAAATGAAGGCCCTGCGTGCGCAGGCGCGTCAGCTGGGTGATACAACGGCCGCCTCTGCCGATGATGCCGCAGGCGCGCAAATCGTTATCGCCAAAGGCGGCGGTGATGCCGCTGCCGTTCAGGCCGTTACGCCGGTTACGCTCAACATGGCGCTGGCAAACAAGCGCACGATGGAGGAAAACGCCGGGCTGCTGATGGGGATGAAGTCAGCCTTCCAGCTTTCAAACGATAAGGTGGCACACATCGGCGACGTGCTGTCGATGACCATGAATAAAACGGCCGCTGACTTTGACGGGCTGAGTGACGCGCTGACCTACGTCGCCCCGGTAGCGAAAAACGCGGGCGTCAGCATCGAGCAGGCGGCGGCGATGGTCGGCGCTCTGCACGATGCCAAAATAACCGGCTCAATGGCCGGTACGGGAAGCCGCGCCGTGCTGAGCAGGCTGCAGGCTCCTACCGGCGAATCTTTCAAGGCTATCAAAGAGCTGGGAATTAAAACGGCAGACGGCAAAGGAAATACCCGCCCGATCTTCACCATCCTGAAAGAAATGCAGGCGAGCTTTGATCGTAACAAGCTGGGAACGGGCCAGCGCGCCGAGTACATGAAAACCATCTTCGGCGAGGAGGCCAGCTCATCGGCCGCCGTACTGATGACCGCCGCCTCATTTGGAAAGCTTGATCAGCTGACCGCCACGTTTAAAGCCTCTGATGGCAAAACCGCCGAACTGGTCCAGGTCATGCAGGATAATCTCGGCGGCGATCTGAAAGAGCTGCAGTCTGCTTATGAGGCTATCGGCACCGACCTGTTTGATCAGAATGACGGCAGCCTGCGCACGCTTACCCAGGACACGGCGGCGCTGCTGCTCAAGGTGGATGGCTGGATTAAGGCTAACCCGGAGCTGGCTGGCGGTATCGCAAAAGTGGTAATGGGCGGGCTGATGTTAGCCGGGGCGCTGGGCGCAATCGGGCTGGTAGCCTGGCCGGTGATTGCGGGCGTTAATACCCTGATTGCCGGGGCGGGCTTCCTCGGCACGGCATTCAGCATCGCGGGCGGAGCGATTACGGCCGCGCTCGGCGCTATCACGCTGCCGGTTGTGGCCGTCGCGGCAGCAATCGTGGCCGGGGCGCTACTGGTGCGCAAATACTGGGAACCAATCAGCGCCTTTATTGCAGGCATGGCCGAAGGCTTCACCGCTGCGATGGGGCCGATCAGTGATTCCTTCGGTTCGTTAAAGCCGGTGTTTGATTGGGTGGGCGGCAAGGTCAAAGAGCTTTGGGACTGGTTCGGTAAACTGCTGGAGCCGGTGAAATCCACGCAGACCGAACTCGCCGCCGCCGGAGACATGGGTAAGAAGTTCGGCAACATGCTGGCCGAGGCGCTGAAAATTCCAAGTCACGCACTCGATCAGCTGATGGGCGGCATTGACTGGGTGCTGGAAAAGCTCGGCATTATCGACACGAAATCCGATGGCCTGAAAGACAAGGTGCCGTCGCCTGATCCGGTAGCAACCGGCGGCGCGGGCGCAGATACCGGCGGGCTGCAGTACAACATCGCCTATGGTGGCGCGCCTTACCGCCCGGTTTGCTCACCGTCAGCCGGGGGCGGATTTACCGACCGCAGCCAGAATACCTATCAGTATGAAATCAACATGCACGAGGGCATGACCAAAGACGATGCAATGGCGCTGATGGCGCAGCACCAGGCTAAAGAGCAGCGCAACCGGCAGGCACAGAACCGCAGCAAAATGGGCTGGGAGGATTAAACGATGATGATGATTTACGGCATGATGCCGTTTATGCGACAGACCCTGCCTTACGGGGATATGCAGCAGAATATCGACTATCGCTGGCCCACTAACAGCCGGTTCGGGCAGCGTCCGGCGGCGCAGTTTATCGGGCCGGGCGATGAAAAAATCACGCTATCCGGGGAGCTGCGCCCGGAAATCACGGGCGGCTCGCTGTCGCTGATGACAATCCGCCTGATGGCCGACGAGGGGGCGGCGTGGCCGCTGATTGGCGGCAGCGGCATGATTTACGGCATGTACGTGATCGAGAGTATTTCTAACACCTTCAGCGAGTTTTACCCCAACGGCACGGCCAGCAAAATCATGTTTACTCTGAGCCTGAAGCGCGTTGACGAGTCGCTTACCTCGATGTTTGGCGACCTGAAGAAACAGGCTGACGGGCTTATCAGCGGCTCCGCCAGTCTGCCAGGGCAGCTCACGTCAGCAATCGACGGCGTAAAGTCGGCGGCTGGTAGCCTGATTTCTTCTGCAGGAGGGCTGCTCGGATGATCGGGATAAGCAGCCTGCCGGTGCAGGCCGGGGCGCAGCTGACGCCGGATTTCATGCTGAAGGTTAACTCTAAAGACGTCACAACCAATATCCGGGATCGCCTTATCTCGATGACGCTGACCGATAATCGCGGCTTTGAGGCTGACCAGCTGGATATTGAGCTGGACGACGCCGACGGGCAGCTGGCTATGCCGGTGCGCGGCGCAGTGATAACGCTGTTTCTCGGCTGGAAAGGCCAGACGCTTTTCGGGAAAGGTAATTTCACGGTGGATGAGGTAGAGCACCACGGCGCGCCGGACACCATGACCATTCGTGCCCGCAGCGCTGATTTCCGTGGCTCGCTCAATTCCCGCCGGGAGGTGTCCTATCACGACACTACCCTGGGGGAAGTTGTGACGCAGATAGCCGGGCGCAATAACTTAAAGCCAATGCTGGCCGATGGCTTCGCCGGAATTGCCGTGGCTCACATCGACCAGACGCAGGAGACTGACGCTAAGTTCCTGACGCGACTCGCCACACTTTACGGCGCTGTTGCGGCAGTAAAGGCCGGGCGGCTTCTGTTTATTAAGCCCGGTAACGGCGTCACTGCCAGCGGCAAGCCGATTCCGCAGATGACTATCACGCGGCAGGATGGCGACCGGCACAGCTTCAGCATTGCCGACCGTGGCGCATACACCGGCGTCTCTGCGAGCTGGCTGCATACGAAAGACCCGAAGCCGAAAAAGGTGAAGGTGAAGCGCAAGCCAAAGGTAAAGCATCTGCGCGCGCTGGAGCACCCGGCGGCTAAAAAGAAAAAGACGACCGTGACCAAAACGCCGGAGGCACGAGAAGGTGATTATCTGGCAGGCACGGAAGACAACATATTCACGCTGACGACCGTGTATGCGACGAAAGCGGCAGCGATGCGGGCAGCTAAAGCAAAGTGGGATAAGCTGCAGCGCGGCGTCGCTGAGTTCTCGCTTACGCTCGCGATGGGACGTGCCGACATGTACCCGGAAACGCCGGTTAGGGTGAGCGGCTTTAAGTCGGTGATCGATGCGCAACCGTGGATTATCAGTAAGGTTACGCACAGCCTGAGTGGCAGCGGGTATACAACCACGCTTGAGTTTGAAGTGCTGCTTTCAGATATTGAATATCAGTCAGAAACAGAGGGTGAAACGGAAACTGCTTAATTCGGGTGTAATTTGCAAAACACGATTTGCATATTCAAACTAAGTGGCTCTCCCCTGCCCTTTTTGAGGATATTGATGATGATGCACTGCCCTTTATGCCAGACTGCAGCCCACGCAAAAAGCAGCCGCTATGTTTCAAAAGAAACAAAAGAACGTTATCACCAGTGCCAGAATATTAATTGCAGCTGCACATTCAAAACGCACGAGACCGTGACTGGAATGATTGTCTCGCCTGGGCAAATCAATAAGGTGCCACTCTACACCAGCCAACAGCAACCTTCCCTTCTGCATTAATTTAGCCCGCTAAGCGGGCTTTTTCATGTTTGAAAATCCATAATCAAACATTGAATACTGTTTTTATATACAGTAATTTAATCCCCTTTTATCAAGGGGGATTACATGGCAATAAGGAAATTAAATACTGGTAAGTGGCTCTGCGAGTGCTATCTCAATGGAAGGGATGGTAAACGAGTGAGGCGACAGTTCAGGACCCGTGCCGAAGCCATTGCCTTTGAGCAATACACTCAGGACGAAATGAAGGCTAAACCCTGGCTGGCTGAGAAAGAAGATAACCGCAAGCTTAGCGAACTTATCGAGCTATGGTACAAACTGCACGGTTGCTCGCTAAGTGACAGAAAAGGCCGACTCGGCAAACTCAATATTATTTGCAATGGCATGGGGAACCCCATTGCTGCCTCTATCACTTCGAAGGATTGGGCACATTATCGGGATCGGCGTTTACAGGGCCTCATACAGAACGGATACAAAACCAGTGATAAATCGTTAAAGGTCTCACCCGGTACCATTAACTGTGAACATGCATTCCTTCGCGCTCTTTTCAATGAGCTGGAACGGCTTGGCGAAATCAGCTACCCCAACCCACTTAAAAATATACGGGAGTTTGATCAGCCAGAGAAAGAAATGGCATGGTTGACTGAAACCCAGATACAAAAGCTTTTTGCCGCCTGCACAGTTCACGATAACCCTGATCTGACGCTGATTATCAAAATTTGCCTTTCAACCGGGTGCCGCTGGAGTGAAGCAGCGAATCTTAAAGCCTCACAATTGTCTCCAAACAAAATCACCTTCATTAATACCAAAGGCAAAAAGAACCGCTCGGTACCCATCGACAATGCCCTCTATAACGAATTAAAAGACAAAGAAGGCCGTTTTTTTGGAGAGTGCTATCGCCAGTTTTACCGGGTCATTCGCCTGGCCGGCATTGAATTACCAGAAGGCCAGATGAGCCATGTACTGCGCCATAGCTTTGCCAGCCACTTTATGATGGCCGGGGGAAATATCATCGTGCTGCAGCGTATTCTCGGGCATTCCGACATCAGGGTGACTATGCGTTATGCGCACTTCGCGCCCGACCATCTTGAAGATGCAATTCGCTGCAATCCGCTGGCGTTGATGGCGAAGAAAAATGGCGACAAAGTGGCGGCACAGAGTCCAGCAGAGTAGAACAGAAGGTAACAGGATCGGGCTTAACTGATTGATTATATTGTAAGTTGCTGTTTTCAAATGCCAATCAAAAAAAGACCGAATACGATTCCTATATTCGGTCCAGGGAAATGGCTCTCAAGGAGCCGTGCGCTAAAAGTTGGCATTTATGAAGGCGGTGTCGCCTTGCAATTTAAGGTTAGAACAGTGCGGTAGAAATGCCAGCAAACGCAGGGATCAGGGCCATAAACCGGATCAGTTTGTGATCGCAACGGCAAAAAATCGGTGATTGGGCGCAGCGCAAAGCTGCACCCGAGAGGTTTATTTACCGCACAGCGCCTGGGTGCGCTCAACAATCGGCTGCAGACTCATCATCTGACCCGGATGCGCCTTGTCTTCGGCCTGAATCACGCTAATCGGCTGCGCTTTCACCTGTTTGTTTTTAAACAGCTGGTCGGCGATGTCGTTCAGCGGGTATTGCATCAGCGTGCTCGGGTTGATGGCAAACATCGCACCATCTTTCTCGCAGGTCAGCATCACCTCTTCACGGTTAAACGGCCACTTCTCTTTCCCGATCTCAAAGCGGCTGACGGTAATGATTTGTGCCGCCAGCGCCTGGCCGCATACGGATAACAACAGGATTGCGGGGATCACTTTCTTCAGCAACAT